AAATTATAGACCTACTCCATTTAATACATTAGAAGCAGAATATGAATAAACTACCATTTAAATCAAAGAAATTTATAGCACTCATTGCTGGAATTTCATTCAACGCACTCTTCGCTGCGCTCTCGCTGTTTCTCATTGCAGGCAATCCAGAGTCAGCCACAGCCATTGTGAATCTTATGACAGTATCATTAGCGTCTGTTAATGGGCTTATCTCTCTGTATGCTATCGGTCAATCAGCGGTAGACTGGAAGATCAATTCCACAAATGTTAATATTGCTGAACAGACAAGTAGTATTGAAGAGACTAAGAGGCTTGAGGTTTCGTATGAGGATGAAGAATCTCTGAGTTGGGATTAAGGTATAAATAACTCTATGTGGAGTTATAATGGTGAGGAGTTTACTACTGAAATGATAGAGGACTATATCGGATTCGTCTATATGGTCACAGATCCATCGGGTAAAAAATATATAGGTAAAAAGGGATTTTTCTCGAAAGTGACTAAGCCACCTCTGAAAGGAAAAAAACGTAAACGTAGGTCATTGAAGGAGTCTGATTGGAAAACGTATTGCGGATCAAGTGAGTCAGTTAAGGCTCTCGTAGAGGAGAATGGTCTAGATTACTTTAAGCGCGAGATTCTACATCTGTGTAAGAGTAAAGGTGAACTAAATTATATCGAAATGAAAGAACAGATCGTTCGCGATGTTCTACTAAAGCCGAATGAATATCACAATGCGTTTGTCGGTGGAAAAATCCACAGAGCACACCTTAAGCCTCTGTGGATAGAAGAAAGAATTTAGTGCTTTACAAACCGCCTTTTATAGTGTATAATTATTATTAATTACAAAATTAAAGATATAACACTAATAACCATATAGAAAGCGAAATACACTATTATTATCATCGACTACAGCGCAATTGCTATTGCAGCAGTTTTTTCACAGGATCGACCTCAAGATATCGAGGAAGGTCTTATTCGCCATATGATTCTTAACCGAATCCGAACATACAATCTCAAATTCCGTGAAGAGTATGGCCAAACAGTCATTGCTTGTGATGGAGGCTCTTGGAGAAAACAAGCGTATGCACAATATAAATCAGGGCGAAAAAAGAATCGCGATGAATCACCCTTAGATTGGACAGAATTCTTTCGATTAATTAATCTAGTTCGTGATGAGTTAAAAGAGCATTTTCCGTATCCAGTTGTATATGTTGAGAACGCAGAAGCAGATGATATCGTTGCAGAGCTATCACACGCGACACAAGAGTTTGGGCACAATGAGCCTGTAGTTATTGTTTCAGCTGATAAGGATTTTTTACAATTGCACCGCTATTCAAATGTAAAACAATTCAGTCCAATGAAACGAGACTTTATTACGGTTGATGATCCACATTTCTATCGATTTGAGCATATCTGTAAAGGTGATAGTAGTGATGGTGTTCCAAACATTTTCAGCCCAGATAATACATTCACAGATGGTATTCGGCAAAAGCCTATGCGCATGAAGAAGATTTTAGAGTGGTATGAGAACAACGATGAACTAGACTCTGTTATGGATACAGAAACATTGCGTAACTTCCATCGTAATAGAGAAATGATTGATCTTGATTATATCCCAGATGAAATCAAAAAAGCTATTCGAGACGAAGTAATTAAAGAATCAGTTAAAGGAGAGAAAAATGTCCTCAATTATCTAATTACAAAGCGTTGCAGTATGCTTGTTGAAGCGGTTCAAGATTTTCAGGTTCGATGAATATATTCGCACTATCGCCAATCCCAGATGTCGCAGCAAAATGGCACTGTGATACGCATGTGGTTAAAATGATCTTAGAATCAGCTCAAATGCTATCTACAGCCCATCGTATGCTTGATGGCGAGATTAGTCGCAGACCTTCTAAGTCAGGCAAGACTCGTGTTAGATATTGGGAACTTGATGGAGAACACGAAGATATCCTATATAAAGCGGTCCATACAGGCCATCCTTGCACTGTATGGACCATGGAGTCACATATGAACTATATGTGGCACTATAAGCTGTTTAAATGTCTATGTGAGGAATATACACATCGTTACGGTAAGAATCATCTAAGTGGGTTAAAACTGCTAAATATTCTTAAATCTCCGCCAAAAAACATCAAAAAGTCATATATGACTCCGTTTGCTCTAGCTATGGGTGCATCGCCAGAATGCATTGATTATAACGATCCTATTGGCTCTTATCAAAATTTCTATCAAACTAAACAAAGCCGCTTTGTAATGAAGTGGACTAAACGAAAAATACCACATTGGTTTAAAACACTATGACATACGATTATATATGTGACGCATGCGAAGATACACAAGAGCTGATTTTGCCCTCTTCAAAAAGAGACGAACCTTTAAGTGATCCATGCACTAAATGTGGTGGAGCAATTCGTCGAGTTATTTGCATGCCAAGTTACTCATATGAAACCTCGCGTACTACCGCAGCAAATACTGCTGGCAGTGGCTGGAACGACAGGTTAAAAGAAATAAAAAGCACAAGTGCTAGAAGTAATACTATTAAAGTTAAATAAAAAGAAAAATAATGAAAAGGAATAAACAGTCTGTAAGGAATAAGACAGCTAATGTATATGGTGAACTTGATACTTTCGAACGAAAGAAGAAGCGCCGACAGAAACTAAGTCGTGGTAAGAAAGGCTTCGCAAATCAATATAAGAGAGAAGATTACTTTGACAACATCGACTATTACGAATCACCTAACACACTTGAAGATTATGAATAACCAATTAGAACTATTCCCTACGCTCTATACACAACTCACATTTGCGTTCTATGAAAACTCAATCACTTGATCACACAAAAACATTTATTCATGAACCAATCAAATTGGGGTATGATTTAGTAGCAGAAACCACAAATAAGGGTAGAGTCTACAAAACGCCTGAAGGCATAGCGTACCCATCGATTACCACAATGCTTGGGTATTTTTCAAAGGCAGCTATAATGGCTTGGAGAAAAAGAGTTGGTGCTGAAGAAGCGAATCGTATCTCACGTAAAGCAGCAGGTCAAGGTACGCGAATCCATCATATCGCTGAAGACTATATAAACAACAATAAAGACTATCTAAAAGAGGATGAAATGCCACATATTTGTGCGATGTGGAAACCCTTAAAGTCGGTATTAGATAAAAGCCTCGGTAAGATAATTCTTCAGGAATGTCCTTTATATTCACATCACTTAAAATTAGCTGGCCGAGTTGATTTAATAGCTGAATTTGATGGTAAGTTATCCATTGTAGACTTTAAAACATCCCGTAGAGTGAAGTCTCGTGATGAGATATCCAGTTATTTCATACAAGCTACAGCATATGCAATCATGTTTGAGGAAAGGACAGGTATACCAATTTCACAGCTTGTTATAGCTATGACTGTGGAAAATGAGACAAAACCACTAGTTTTTGTCGAAAAAAGAGACAATTGGGCAGCAATTTTATTAGAAAAACGAGATAAGTTTTATAAGTCGTTGTAAGTCAACGATATTGAGTCCTGTGCAAAAGGCTTAAAATAGGGTATAATAGTAGTATAAGATTGAGAAACACTTACACTATGAATAAACTATTAGAAAAATTAACCTTTGAGTCAAATATCACCTATTCCTTCTATAATGATGAAGGTGTCACCGCAGGCGTATGGATTGGAAATGGTATCAATGATGTCATTGAAGTTCGTGGTAGTACTAAAAGGGAAGCAACGGATAAGTTGTTTGTAAACTTCAAGAATGGTGGCTATAAGCTTCACTAATTCTGTGTTTTTGCGCGTTTATTTAAGAAAATGCGTAAGTCGTTGATAGTCAATGAAATTGACTTCTGTACAAAGGCTTCAAAATAGGGTATAATAGTACTATAAGATTAAGAAAAACATTATGAAAACACTAAAAGAAATCATCCTTTCCAGCGTAGTTGGAATTTTAATTGGACTCGCGGCGTACGCAGGTCTTTGCCTTTCAATTCCTGTGTAAGATGACAAGTCGATATCAAGCACGACTTGAACGAAGATCGTCGCTTTTACATAGAATATTCTTAAAACTCAACATACTACGGACAACGAATACACACACCAAACTATATTATGATAAAACTAACAGCAACAGAGCGAACCACCCTTGAAAAACTTTTCAACAAAATGGATGGAGAGGATCTAAATCTCGTCACACGACTTTATAGTGCACGAAACCGTGCAGTATCTGCAGTAGAAGCAGCCCGATTCCACGTGGGTGAAAAGGTCTCGTTTAAAGCCAACTTCAGAGTGTTGGAGGGTGTGGTCACAAAGATAAATGTAAAAACTGTTAAGGTTTTAGTAGGAGATTCACTACGATATAGTGTGTCACCTTCTCTTCTATCTAAAGTGTAATTAGTGCACACGCGTTCACTATTAAATTATATAAATATATGTATACAAATTCAAATAGACACCGTATGTCAAAAAATAACATGAGCATATCTAAGGCATCGGTTGTGTCAAACTGCACACTAATAGCATCTAAATTAAACAGGTCAATTGACTTGGACTATCTTATGTCTGACGATTGTGATGAATCAGAAGTTAGATATCTACAAGATATCCTAATTGAAGAACACAACGAATTTCTAAAGAAGAATAACTAGTGCGCGAGTGAGCACTAATAATTATGGATAAAACAATAGAAAATGGCAAATACG